TCATGTCCATGTGGCTCCACCGTCCCAAGATGCTCCACCGTCCCAATCGCTCTGAGCAGGTGGAATCTGATGGCCAGCAATGAGAGCCTGAATCACTTCGTCTGATAGAGGCTCGCCAGATGGAACGTCGATGACGATCTCAGTTGTGCTGTGCAGTGGGATCGGAATGGTGTCTGGCGCACGAGTCACTTGGAAAGTAAGCGTGCGTGGAACTCTGTTGAACACGCCTTCACCAACGTGTACGTCCTGCATCCACTCCACGGTGATGGAGTCGATTCGTGGCTCAATGCTCGTGATGCGAATCGTGACAGACGTAGTCAGTGCCTGAGCAATGTCAGCAGCAATTCCGCGCATGCGTTTAAGCGAAGCCAGACCATAGCCCTGCGTCTGCGCAATCTCTCCGATCACACCGCGAAGACGCTTCATGTCAGCGTTCAACGCCCCTTCAGCTACCACTGCAACACCAAATTCACGCAGTCGCTTGAGCGCAGCGCTCACCGTCTCTACTTGTTCTACCGTCGCTGCAATGCCTCTACGTCGGGCAAGCCTATCGACCTCCAGTGCTGTTGCTTCACTAATCTGTGCAGCAAGGGCTTTCAGGCGGAGAAGGGCAGTCTCTTCAAAGTGGAACTCCTGCTCAATGCCAACGCTCATCTCACGCATTCGGCGCAGCTCCACATCAACCGCTTGCGACGTGGACAAGGTTGCAATCAGCTTGAGTGTTCTACTCAATCGTGCATCAAGGCTTGAGAGTTCAGCCACGCCGGCTGTTATGGCCCTCAGACGCAGCAGTTCAGCAGTGGTGGTGCTCAGCTGATCGATCAAGACTGACATGCCACGATTGCGAGTGAGTGATGCACCCGTTTCCAGCGAGAACGAAATCGATGCGGTCAAGAACGTCGCAGTTGCGATTGTTGTCTCAGCTGTGAGGGTGAGCGTTTGCTGGATGTCAGCCGCAACTTTGCGCATGCGGATAAGCGCAGCCTGTTCGTTGAGGGTCTGGAGAACGGTCGAAGCAATGTGGCGACCTCTGGCGATTTCAGCGTCCAGCGCTTCGACCATGTCGATGAAGGAGCCAATGCGCTTTTGTCGCTTGAGGTCCGCTACGACGTCGTAACCCTCGTTGATCAAGGCACCAAGCCGCAGGACACGGGAGATTGCTGCATCCACGGACAGAGACCCGTTGATGAGGGCTGCCACATTTCGACGGCGCTTGTTCTGTGCATCGACAGCCAACGCACTGGTCACAAGCGAAGCAACCTTGCGAGAACGCCGGCCTTCTGCAGTGACAGCAAGATTTGAATTGATGGCTGCTGTTAGATCGACGATCGTCCCCGTAGTTGGTGCCAGTCGAAGTTCAAAGGTGATCGACGCCCAGCCGGAGCTTGTGCCACCAACTGCAGCGCTTGTAGCACTCCATGATGTTCGTGGTCCGTTGGAGTCGTGCAGCGCAGCTTCGTCAGTTGTGTCCGAAACGGACGTGACGTTTGTCAGTCCGGATGGTGCAGTCTCGATTGCTACGTTTGCTGATCTGTGTCCAGCAAAGCCGGCGACCCATGACGTGTTATCCGTCACCGCCATGGTTAGGGCAGGGTAGGAAATACTGGTCGATGAGCCAGTGGACGAAGCAAAGCCGCCAATTGGTGTCGTCGGGTGCGTGCCTCTGTAGACTGCGACGATTGTCGAAGTGGCGTTGGTCCAGGTGCCAGTTGCTTCGCTCGTTGAAGCGGCAATCTTGTAGGCAAGACGCGCCGAGTTTGTTGAGCCCGAAGCCGTTGTGACGTTGGTAAAACCACTTGCAAGCGTTGGTGCCGTTGCATTGCCATCACGGTAGGACATGACCACCAGCAAGTCACCGACCTGATGCGCGGGCATTGTGGCTGTGTTGGTACCAACTGCAGTGGCAATGCGGGTGATCGACGGTGGAGGCTCGACCTCGACTGCCGCACGAACAGCAAGCGTAAAGCCCGCACGAGACTGGTAAGCCGCACTTGCAGCGTGCGAGATTGTCCCAGTGGCACCTGCCGGAGAATCTGCCTTAACTGCTACCTGTCGTCTGTTGGGGGCGCTCTCGTTGTAGACGCTGGTGAAGCCGGATGGTGTCCCAACTGCTGTGCTTGACTGCGGCTGCACATAGTCCGAAATGATGAGATCGAGGTAGCCTGCAGTGACCGATGGTGTCGGCCAGTCTGCATTCTCTGTGTCTGACCATGCAAATGCCGAGTTGCGGATTGGTGTGGTCAGCGATGCATCGGCAATCCTGTGCATGACGCCACGACCCAAGCGCCCTTCAAGCGGTGATGGGTCTGATCCCATGACAAAGAACGTGCTTGCGACATCTCCAGCAGCCCACCACGCAGCCACACCCGTATTGCTTGCGAATGTGGTGAATGCACTACTGATGAGTGTCCATCCACTTGGGACGGTTAGCTTTGTGAACGCGTCTTGCTGTAGATCGATTGCAAGAATGAGCAGGTCGCTCGACGTGGTGCCAGTTGGTTTGGCAAACGTGATGCCGACTCCGGGGAGCAAGCTCCCGCTCGTGGCTTGGTTGCTAACGTAGCTAACTGGCATTCAAACCCCAGCGGTGATTAGCTGAGGCTCATGTCGAGATCGCCAGCCGCGATGGACAGCGTGTCTCCAGCAGTCGCACCCTTAGGTGTACCAATTGCGCCGAAAGAAAGCATGTTGCCGCCAGTTGCTGCGTCGTAGATTGCTACGTGAGTGAAGTTGGCACCAGCAAGCCACGAAGCGGTTGCTTCAGGAAACTGTATCGCCAACGCGTTGGAAGCAGCACCACCAGACGCAGTGGTCCAAGTTGCACCAGTGGTTGCGACTCGTGCATAGCCAGAGCCAGACGGCTCTGTGACGCTGGTGCCAGCGGCAGTAGGTGGAGTGGTGGACAGTGCTATATAAGTCGTAGTCAACATCGCGTGGTCGGTCTTGCCGTTGTCGCGGTCGAGTTGTCTGTTAGCTTTGTAAGTTGACATTGGCATGAGAGCCTCCCTTTGTTGTTCTTAGAAGTGGGATCAGCGCGTGACTTCGCGCTTGATAACGAAAGCGCCTTTGTGCAGGGCGCGGACTGTTCCAGTCGGATAGATCAACTCCACGTCATAGACACCATCAAAGGTGTCGTTTTCGAAGAGTCGTGGCGTGATTCCTGCCGTGTCAGATGGAAGCAAAGACAGTCGATAGCGACCGTTTGCTGCATCGACCCATGCAATCTTTCCGTTCTGCAGAGTGCAGTTGATGACAGCTGGTGTCTCGAAGCTCTTGCGCACTTGCATGCGCAGCTCGCAGTCAGTAAGGTCTGGTGCCTCACCATCTACGTGCGTAGCGAATGAAAGTTCTACCGTTTTGCCTTGATCTACTGTGAGGTCGAGGACTGCTGCTTCTAAGTTGACTGTTGCCATTTACCTGTCTCCGTTTCCAAATATTTATGGAAGCGGAGCAGGACATCACCAGTTAGGAATCGCCTCTACTTCAGCAATGGTCACAGCAGCAAGAAGCTGTGCCTTTAGAGCTTGTGAGCGGTTGAAGTTGGCAGTGCCCTGAGCGACCATGGAGCCATAGAAAGCTGCCCATGTAGCAAGGTCAGGAATCGGAACGAACGTGTTGTCGATTGCCTTCCATGCACCGGGAAATCCTGGGGGCAGAGCGCCCAGCAGGAGCACGGCACCGTGCGTTCCGTCAATGTCCGAACGGCTCAGCTGATCCACTGCGATTTGCTTGCCACCGAACATGAAGAAGCTCTGGTTTGCATTGGCACGAGAAACGTTTATGGCAGCATTCTTTGCAGCCTTCACCTGTTCAAGAGTACGAGGGTCTTCCCATTCCTTGGACGTCCAATTGAAGACGTGAAAGGGACTTGGGGACTCAGGTACTGAGTGATGCTGCCCCTGCTCATCGAGCCATCCATCGCTGAATGCGGTACCAACTAAAACTGCGTGATCGACTGTCTCAAGAGTTTCGGCGTCATAGGCTTCGCCTGCGTACTGAACCTGTCCAGTCGTCTTGTCATAAACCGTAAAGATCATTTTCTTGTTCCTAAAACTGCAAGCGTCTTGGTGAAGCCAGACACTCCGGTAAAGCTGATGGTGTGTGTTCCGGGGCCGTAGCTACCAGCACCACCGATTGCGGCAGACGGGTAGAAGTACTGCGTAACGCTCGATTCACCAGTGTCAAAGACCTTGGAAACCGTCATGAGCGTGGCTGAGCCTGTTGGCAGATAGAGCGTTGCGTTGCCCGGATCAGGTGAGCCCATTGCAGATGCAGCGCCAGCGTTTTGCGTGCCGATGATGACCACACGCCAAGTTTCACCAGCAGGCACAGTGATGGTTGTCGAGACGGTGGCTGCGCCGCCGGAAGCTGAGGCCGTGATGCCTATGGAGTTGCCAGCAATGTTGAGAGCGTTGATGACGTTGGCCTGCGAAATGGTGAGGACACCACCCGAAACGCTAAAGCCCGGCGCAGAGATGGCACCAGCAGCAGTGACTTGGAAGTACTGACCACTTGCAGCACGTCCAAGAAGCAATCCACTAGGTCCAAGGTAGAAGCCCCCGCCAGTTGTTGGCCACTCATAGCCTGTGAAGTCACCTCCACGCACACTGCCCGCATTCACATCACCAAGAGTTGCGGAGATTGCGGCAAGACTGATAACGTTCAGCTTGTTGGCTTCGAGTGTTCCATCGACGACCATGTCACCAGTCACAATCGCGTTTGCGATCTGCGCTGATTCGGTGATGACTGCGCTGCCAGTAACAAGCTGCGCTGCGCCAACTGTTCCAGCCAAAACAAGCGAGCCATCTATGTAGGCTCTGCCGTCTCCGTGTTCAAGGTTTGTGCCGCCTCTGTAGGTCGCGACGATCACCTTGCTTGCACCAGTGGCAGTAACAATGCTGCTCGTCGAACTAATGGTGGTGTTACCTTCCTCGTAGTAGAGGTAAAGAACGCCAGAAGTCCAAGGCGCATCGCCAGCTGCAATGGCCCACGTTCCTCCCGCTCCTGTTCCACCAGTCTTAATGGCGGTGCAGGCTGTCCATGCAACGCGATTTGTTGATGGGCTGTTTGGAGTCCACGTAACACCAGTCAACATGTACTCGTTTGGAGTTGCTGCGTCTCTGGTGGTGACAGAGCTGGAAGTGACAATGTTCAGCCCTGTTCCTGCATCGCTTCGACCAAACGAGTCGTAGGCAGCAATCTTGTAGTAGTAAGTTGTGCCATCTGGCAGGCCACTGTCCACCATCGACGTTGCATAGCCGTCAAAGACTCGGTTTACGGAAGAAGGAGTGAAGCCAGCCGAGGTGCCGCGCCAAACGATGTAGCCTCTGAGGTCGCCTTCAGTGTTCGCGTTCCATGACAGGAAGTTGCTGCCAAAACTACCTACTGTCGTAAAGCCAGTGACTGCAGCTGGTGCAGGGTTCGCGAATGCAACTGAAGCTGCAGTGCTGAGGTTGCCCGACATGTCGCGGCATCGAACCTGCACTTGAATGTTGCGGCGTGGTCCACCGTCAGACTCATTCATCGCCATCGTGTAGCTGAATGTCTGACGCAAACCAAGACCTACTGCTGGCCTGTACTCGGTGCGAAGAACGGTAGGACCACTTGCATCCACGATTTGCACTTGGAAGTCGCGCAATGTGGCGTCGAGGACATCGATGTTTGAAGCTGGATAGGTCCACTCCACGTCAAGTGAATTGCCAAGGAAAGTCGTGCCACCACCAACCACCTGTAGCGACGTAGGTGCATAAAGCAGTGACAGAGAACCACCTAGCGTGCTGATCGTGTAAGTGCCTGAGGTGGACGGACCCACATTGCCCTGCACGGAAATGGTGAAGACTTCAACCTCGTAGAAACCAGTCACCGCAGGCTCAATGACGTGTGATCTGTTGCCAGTCTCCACCGACTGCCACGCGCCTCCATCAATTCGATACCTCACCACGTAACGCAGCGGGATTCCAGCGATTGGTGCAATCCATGAGATGGCTAACGAACGACGGAAACCGTTAACACCATCGTCAGCGTTGTTGACTTGAATCTCTCGGAAGGAGAGGGACGTAGGTGCAGTGGTGATCGTTGGTTGCGCTGCACTAAAAACCGGGGCAGGGATATTCAGCCCAAGCTCGATGCGGCTGTACTTGTTTGGGTCGTGATAGACCGCCTCAATGCTGATGATGTGAGGTTCTTCTTGGCGGATACCAATGATTCGGAACTGGCGCGGCTCTACGGTCGTGCGCAGAATGAATGGCGATTGCAAAGAGACCGCACTGCTGAATGGTGTGTCCACTGTGACGACTGACAGCGAGCCAGACGTCTCCACAATCGATCTGCGTTGCAGTGTGCCGTCAGCAAGAGCAACATCGATGCTTGAACCAGGCACGATGTTGATTGGTCGATCCAACGTGACAGTCGAACCCACTACAGACACTAGGCGACCTTGCCCCGGCGTCGTTGTGTACTCTTCATCGTAGACTTGAACGATGTCACCGGGCTTTACTGCAAAGCCCTCGTAGCCCATCTTGAACTGAACGATCTCTGTCTGGTTCAGTACTGTGTCTGCTGCCCATAAACCAGCACGTCGAGCCTGACCTTGTGTAACCGTACCGACGGCAAGAATCTCGGTCGGGTTGTATCCGTATCGATTCTGAGCATTCTCAAGCTGCGTTTGAAAAGCACCAGTCGTGGTCGATGCATCGATGGTGACAATGTTCTGCAGGTAGCTGTCTGTGCGGTCGTTGTAGGTGACGTGGAACGCTGTGCTGCGCTCTTGAAGGCTTGAGGATTTGTAGTTGAACACCCCATCGATAACGTTGGAGTTGTTTACCGACATGACTGGATCAGCTGGTCGATCCTGAATGAGTACAACTTGCCCCCGCATGTGCAGGAGCGAGGCACGCATCGAGCTTGCCATCATGTTGAGCAACCTCAGGTGCTCAGTACGGGTGTCGAGTACCGCGTTGAACGTGTAGCGTGGCTCAAGGCCACCAAAGCCATCATCAACAAGCTCGTCGTTGTAGACAGCTGCGTCGTAAAAGCCGAAGGGATCGACCATCGATTCAGATATGAACTCACCCATGCCGTAGCGTGGATGCGTGAACATGTCGTAGAGGCACCATGCCGGGTTGTCCGTCCATGCAGTCTTGAACGCACCATTCCAGATTCCGGTGTACTCACGCGTTTCTGGGTCGTAGTTGACTGGCACCCTGCAGCGCACACCTTTGATGAGGTAGCCACGGGTCGGAGTAGCGCCACCAATTGCCTCAGCGTCAACAGCAAGTCCAACCACAGCAGAGTCGTTGTAGGAGAGCTTGACGTCTTGAATCTCCGTCATGCGCGTCCATTGCGTGGTGTTGCGCAGGGTTGGAACAGTGGTGTCAGCTGTCAGGCGGCGAGCACGCACATCGAAGAGTCCGGCTCCAGCAGGACGAGGTACGAGATAGCTCAGGGATGTGGCGCTGTACGACACATCCGATATCGTGTGCGTGGCGTAGTTGATCCATGCACCGGACGAAGACAACTTGTGGTCAAGTGCAATCTGCACGGTTGCGCCAACCATGTCGCCATTGGCCAGCTGCTCAACGAGTCCTTCTGGAAAACCAATGGTGACGCGCACGGCATCCACAGCAGCAGAAGACACCGAGCGAATGACAGCGTCTGAAAAAGTGATCTCAGTATTGACGGTGACTTCGTTCTCAACGAATGGGAAGCCAGCAAGGTAGGGCTGATCTGGCAGACCTACACGGGTCTCAAAGGCAGCACGGGTGAAGTTGGACGTGCCATCAGCATTGATCAGTGGGGTTCCATTGATGAAGATGCCCCGACCACCACCGACAAAGCCCTCGATCTCACCTTCGGATGGGATGTCTACAACACGAACGATTGCTCGGGTCGCCAGAGTGTTTGGTGCATAAACAGGAGTGCTTGCACCACCGCCTCCCTTTGCACCTTCAATCGCTTCAAGTTCTTGTTTGTTGATCTCCATGATCGACCTCACTGCCAAGGGACCGCAGGCACATCACGAGGAATGACGCCGGGTGCTGTTTCGATCTGTTCGACCGTATAGGCAATGTCTTCGGTGCTGGTGCCGAAGGAGACCACTCGGGAGCCTGTGCGGTGGATGCCATAGACCACAGGCACTGCATAGCCCTGTTCTTCGACGTTGGCTTCGCCGTTGAACATGAAGCTCTCCTTCTCTTCAGGTCGAGAAGCTTCACCACCAAGCTTGGGCATTGGTGTCAGCGCCTGAATGACGGCACCAACTACCACCGCAATTGCAATGTTCACTGCGATCATGTAGGCCGCAGACGCGTAGGCACCAGAAGTGATCGCTGATCCGATTGCAGCCCACTCAAAGCCCGCGCCTTCAGCTGCAGGAACAAGGTGGATGTCTGTGGTCTTACCGAATGAGAACCCGAATTCGTCGTTGCTGAGAAGCTGCGACTTATCGCCTTCAGTCAGGACGACAAACAGCTTGTTGTCGTCACAGTATTTGCGGAAGGGTTTGACTTGGGAACGTAGAGCGCAGAACAAAGCGAGTGGTGTATCGACGTTGAACTGAGCTTCTTTGAACTTGGCTACATCGGCAAGCGTGCCGTGCAGGTGAACATTTCTGAGCATGTGCTGCCTCCTATTGAGGCTTATTTACTTGGGCTGCTCTCCCACGTAACGCACAGCACGGGTAATCAGTCTTGAGTGCCTTGCAAGCGAGTCATGACCTGACAAGGCACCTATCATGTGATGCAGGATCTGATTTGTTCCAGTTATGACTGCCGCATGGTTTTCTACACGGGATCGAATCTTGAAGAGAACGCAGTCACCGACAGTGGCCTCCGCCATGGGCACTTCCACAAAGCCTGCTTCATCCAAATTGAGTTCGTAGATGTTCTCTCCACGACCCCACCACTCCATGCCGCGTGGCTTGTTAATCAACGTGATGCCGCGTTCCAGCTTGAACCAGTCACGAATGATGGAGTAGCAATCGTTGACGCCATGAATGAACTCTCGACCAATCAAGGGTTCAGGGTTGTTTTCGTCCAGCCATACAAGCTGGCTGATGCCTTCGCCTTCGGTGGAGACGATGCCCCATGGGATGCCCGTGTTCATCCAGCCCTTCATGTCTGCAGTGGTGGGCCATTGAGCAGGCCACCTCGTGTGCTCTTCGAGCTTGTAGGGATGTGAGTGGAGTAGGGCTTGCAGGCCGTTCAGAGAGTGCTTTACGTACTCGATAGGATCGATGCGGAAGGTCTCTGTAGGGTCTGCAGCGATATTGGGCATGCTGATGTAGCTGCCATTGACGATGAGGCCGCAAGCCTCCTCAGGGTACCGAGCGAGCACGTCAGCTTTGAATGCTTCGTAAGCATCTGAGCTAAGGATCATCCATTCACCCTGCGACGGTTCGCACCGGGGAATCCCTTGTCCTTAAGAATCTGCCTGCGCGGAAGCATGAGGCCAAGTCTGTCAAACGGAGACGTCAACTGCCATTGAATGATCGTCTTGTTGTGGCCTATCTTCTGCTCGATGATGTAGGTCTCAATCGGATCGTGGCGACCAGAATCCGCGGTCGGACGGTTGTCAAAGTACTTTGGCTTTGTGCGCAGGCGCAGCAGTGTTGCACCGACCATGTCACCAAGACCGATGACGTCTGCCAACAATACTTTGCTCACGTTGGACAAAGTGAGCGTAGGCTTTGGGGGTGCGCCAGAACTGGTGAAGTCCCAGCCAGTTGTTTGGATTGGAACAGTCATGTACGTGTGACCGCCAAAAACAATGTCCGTGCCGTCAAAATCCTTGTCATTCGAGAAGCGGTAGACAGCGCCACCAAGCGAGGTCAAGTCGAGCGTGTATAGCTCTACAAGTGGCTCAAGCTGATGTAGGTCAGAAAGGTCTGAGTACAGCAATGGCATCAGAACACCTGCTTGACGTTAAAGCTGATGGTGTAGTGCTCACCTGATGTGGGCGTCTCGCTGATTCCATCAGACGTCACCTTCCACTTCTTGGACTCCGTGTAGCCCGGTGGCTGCCACGTCAAGTAGTCCCACCCACCCACAGCGTCAAGTGCAGCCCACATGGTGGCGCGCTCCGTGGCATCAAGGTTTTCAAAGATGACGCGCCAAGAATCTACTTGAGCGTTGATGCCGTCTGGTGCATCCTGACTGTAGCCATCGCCGAACTGAGCCGACAGTGTTCGTGGCGTGCGTTGACGTGATGAGCCTTGGCTGATTCGATTTGTGAGTGGCATTGCTTGTGGCATAGATCAATCCTGTTGTTCGATCTATTTACGCTGCATAGCGTCGATTGCGATCATGGTCAGCCATTTGCTGCTTGAAGCGACCAGCAAAGTAGCTGTCCATCTCCTTGCGCATGGCTTCAGCTGTCTCGCTGTTGGTGTTGCCACCTTGTACGCTGAAGGAGTTGCTGATGTGATAAACGTTGCCACCACTTCCACCACCGGAGGACTGCACACCGAGCTTGCCGTTTGCGCCACGCTGTAGCGGAAGGATCGCTTCATCACCTGCTTCGCCAGCAATGCCAATGCCGCCCTTGTAGCTGTGGAGTGTTGGACCTGTGAGAACTGATCCACTACCTCCAAAGGCGTTGCCCTTTGCCGACTGCAACAGTCCGCTCTGTCCAAAAACGTTGCCGTTTGCAGAGGCCACACCGGGCACGCTAATCCACGACCACCCGGTCATCTGCTTGAGCATGGTGAAAAGTGGAATCATGATCTTGGCTTGGACGTACATGTCCAGCAGAGACTTGGCAAAGCCGCTCGCCATTTCGCGGAAGCTGGTGTTACTGCCTTGAACCATGTTCGAGAAGGCCTGCGACACGGACTGAAACACCATGTCTCCAACTTTGTTGACTTCGTTCAATGAGGCAACAGTTTTGTCGAGCGCTGCTTGGCGCTGTGACTCAACCTCAAGCTCCATGCTCACATGTTGCTGTGCATCAATGACACCCAGCGCACGAAGATTCCTGATCTCCTCAAGCATGGTCGTGTACTTGTTGAGCGGATCGATAAGCTCAATGTAGGTTTGCTTTAGAGCCTGCGCCTCTTCACGCGCCTTGAGTCTGTCCTGCGCCATCACGTTGTCCACAGCAGTGATCTCTTCAAAGCTACCAAGATCAAAATCGTATGCGCCACCAAGAGGCGAAGGGCCAGACTTCTTTGTGCTCGCCGTATCGGTCTTGTCAGCCTTGTTGGTGCCGCCCGGAACCCGATTGCCTTCACCAGTCTTTCCGTTCACCACTTCTGCCTTCTTTGCGGCTTCCTGAGTGAGCGCAACAGACTTGGCACGGTTCAGCTCACGAATCTGTTCGTCGATTGCATCCTTGTCGGCCTTGGCTTTAGCGATGGCACGTTCACCTTGTGCGGTGGTGCCAAACTCCGTTCCCGTGAGTTTGTCGATTGTGTTCTGTGCGTTCTGACGTTTCGTCTGCAACGCTTCAAGGTCTTTGTTGATGTATACGCTTTTTGGTGCGAGACCAATGAGTTCGCGCAGCTTGGTTGTCAGCGATGCAATCCAGCCATTTGCCTCCTTCAGCCAACCGTTCAAGGTTGGCAGTGCTGCCTCTGCGACTGAGTTGCCGACGCCTTTCAATAATCCACCCATGTTCTCAAGGTGATCATTGAATTTGCCGCTTTCCTCGGCCAACGTCTTAGTGACCAGCTGCCCAGTGCTGGACATGAGGTCATACATTTCGGACTTGTCCTTGATGACGGCACGAACGGCAATGCGAAGCTTGTAGTAGTCGGTTCCAAGAAGCTGAATGGCCGCGCCTTCTGCTTTGGTCTTGTCCGTTGCGTCATCCACGGCTTTGACGATGTCTTCCTGCAGCTGGATTGAAGACTTCATCTCACCGTTTGCGGTTTTGGTCGAGACGCTCAACACCTCAAGAGCCTTGGCCGCACGACCTGTGTCTTCGTCCTGCTTTGCAAGCTTCGAAGCCAGCTTGTCAGCACTTGCAATGAGTTCTGTGACTGAACTGTCAGCGAGCTTTGCGATCTTGTCCAT